TTAGAAAACTAAAGTTGCTCCATGGAACCAATAAACTATTAATGCTATTACAAGTAAAAGACCTATATTCCAAAGCCATTTTTCCGCCCATTTGTAGAAAAAACTATAAAATAAAAAGAATAATAAAGCTATAAACAAAGGAACCACTATAAGATTTATATAAAAATAGATCATCCAAGTATGGAAACTACTAAAATCAAGATAATCCCACTGGAGAATAAGTTCCTTTATAGCGTAACAGAAATTGATAAGTAAGAGAATCAAACTTATAACGATGCCTACTGAGATAGTCGGTTTCTTTTTCATATAATTATTTTTTGATTAGTAAAACGGTTATATTTTAAAATATTTATGCTGAACAATATACAAAAACAATTATAATCGGCAAAACGAAATGTACCAAAAGTCAAAATGAAAAGTACATTTTTTGAGCGGAAATACGAGGGCAAAGATAATAAAAAAACACGGATATAGGGCGTCTATATCCGTGTTTTTACTTATAGTTATTCGGGTAACATTAGTAAATCGGGCTTGTAAATATCCTTTACTTCAGTACTTGGTTCAAAGGTGTCTACATCTTGGCGTTGGGGTATTTTGGTATATATGCCATTGGCTACTTCGGTCAGGGCTTTGTCCATTAGGCGTATGCCCATTGGTAGTAGCTCTTTCTGCCATAGTTCCTTTGCGGCTTCTTTGGGTGGCTTGACGTATAACTTGGGAGGTATCCAACACCAGTCTTGGCATAGTATATCGCCTCTATCTATACCTGCGTTTAGCCAATAAATACTTCCGCCGGCTACTATATCACGCATTCGGATTGCCCATTCAATGGCCGAACGCCCTCGATGTCGGGGTAAAAGGCTGGGGTGATAGCCTATCCACCCTAAGCGGGTTTTGTAGCGGGTTCGCTTGCCTATATAGTCGAATGAATGAACAGTTATACCTAAATCTACCCCAGAGGGCATAGTGTCGTAGGTAAGCATCCCCGCAGGTAATATAGGTATGTTGTGTAGCTTTGCTAAACGCCCGATATACTTATCGTCTAAGGGGCAACATACGCCTACTACTTCATAGCCTTTGGTAAGACATAAGGATAGTATTTCCTGTCCGAAATACTTTTGTCCACTAATAAATACTTTAAACTTTTGCTTCATTTTTATTATCTTCTGTTGTTTTTTCTGTGATTTGCCCTAAGTATTTAAAGCCCTGCACTGCTCTAAAATGCCCTCCATAGCCTGCTACCATTACCTTTTCACCCTGAATAGGTTTGCAGGTTTTTATCATTGAGGCTTGGCTTCGGGCTTTGTTATCTCCGTGCAATTTAGCAGAGGTTTGTTCCCATTTATTAGAAAGGCGTAAGTAGTTACACAGTTGGGGGTGTGAAGTGTGAAAAAAGGTGTGTAACTTGCGGTTACAACGCCCATTTCCTTCTAAATGGTACTGCATTACAAAGTTGAGGAATTGTGTACCTACACCTGCGCCTTGCCATTCAGGCATTACTACTAATCGGGTAGCACGGTAGGCATTGGCTGTGAATAGTGGAGTGACAGCAATGTGGCAAACAAGTTCACCATTGACTGTACCAATAAAGTATTCAGCACAAGGAGGATGTGGCAAATCTAAATAGTAATGCTCTTTAAAAAAACGCCAGTAACTACCGTTTGCCTTCCAAACTTGGAGTTCAATAGGAGGTCGTTTTTGGACTTTTTTTTTACTTCTGATACTCTCGTATCATATACCCAATCAGGTTGCAGCCATTCGATTATATCATAATGACAGGATAACAGAATGATTTGTCGATTAGGCACGCGTCTCCACGCTTTAGCGAATGCTGAAGCCCCTATTTTGGCGATTTGGCGGTCGATTACAGAGGTAAATTCGTCTACTATTACCTTGTTGGGGGCATCACAAATGAGGCGCGCTAAACCCGCACGAAACTGCTCGCCATTACTGAGGACTTTGAATGGGCGCAACCAAGCGGGTACATCACCGAGCCCTACAGCTGAAAGAGCAGAGGTTACTTCGTTCATTGACTTATCGGGGGCAATATCCTCAATAATGGGTAGGTTCGGATTCCACCCTTCGGTGAGGTTGGTAATACCGCTATCCCATATTTGTTTGCCTATGGAGGTTTTACCACTTCCAGAAGGACCAACAATAAGCCCTATTTGCCAACCTTCGTCTTCTATGGGTAGGTTGGCGGTGTGTTCCCACGTGTGCCCATTTTCGGCATTGAAAAGGGACTTTACTTTTTCGGCGCGAAAGGTTTTGAAGTTTTCGCTGGTGTGTTTTACTTTGATTTCCATTATACGCTTACTACTTTAAGGTTAGTGAACCCCATTTTTTGGAGTTTCTCGAATAGTTCTTTTTGTTCTTGTTCGCTACTTACTTTGATGATAATAGCGTGCTGTTCTTTGTACTTGAATTTTGCCATTTGTTATTTTGTTTTTGTAATTCAGAAAATAGTTGTACTTTTGCAGTCCCCAACTTATAGGAAACAAAAAGCACGCTGACGCAGAAGACATATTGTCCTCCGCAGTCAGCGTGCTGATGTTTCTATGAATAAGTTGGGGAACTTTAGTAGAAAAGCGGAGGACATTTTTTACTGCTTGTCCTCCTATTTTAGCAGTGTTTAAACTTCATTTAAAAGCTGTTTAAATTCTTACTTCCACCGAAACGGCTTATATTTCCAAAGGATAAATACTAATACAGCGAGTAGCAAGAGCCAAAAGATATGCCTTACGGGGCTGCTTTTTACTTGTTTGCTTACTTGCTTGTGTTGGGTATATTTGTCGGTTTTTGCTTCGGTTTTAATGCGAGTGTATGAATTATTATAAAGGGTACTATCAGCCTGCTGGTAGCTCTTAGAATGGGTGTTTGTAGCTTTAATTTTCACCTTTCCGTTGAGTACTCTTATAACTTCATTATCACCGTCACGAATACGGGTGTAGATGAGTTCACGGGGGTTGCCTACACTATCGGTGAGGGTTTCTAATTCGAGCTCAAAGGACGTGTCGGACTGCTCGGATAAGGCAGACACTTTGGACTGGTAGGCGAATAGTTGTGAGCTATCTTTATAGGTGATAAAATGCTCTTTCTGGGCGTGGTGTTGCTCAGTGGAGGCGACCTTGCGGGTGCGGCAACCTACCAAGGCAAGGAATGCCAATAATAATAGTGCTAATTTTCTCATTTTCCAATGTTTTTGTATTCGTCTTTTGCATCAAAGCAAGGACAAGCTTTAGCTACTCCTGGGAAGTCTCTATGACCTAAGATTTCAGCTTCGTGGTATAGGGCTTTTAGCTCGGTAAGGAGCTTTTTTAGGGCTTCTTTCTGTGCAGCTGTGCGGGTGTCTTTAGGTTGGAGGGTGTTTTTGTCGATACCTCCAATGTAGCAAATGCCGATGCTGTCCTTGTTGTGGTTGGTTACGTGGGCAGGTATCTTATTGACGTCTCTGCCAAGTTCTACAGTACCATCAAGACGAATAACGTAGTTATAACCTATTCCTTCAAAACCACGTTGGCGGTGCCAAAGGTCGATGTCTTTGGCGCTGTGCTCTCTGCCCTCTGGTGTAGCCGAGCAGTGAACCACTAAGTAGCGGATGTTGCGGGTGCTTTTTTTCATTGCTTATAGAATTAGGGTGAATAGTATAATAAGGGTTATTGCTATAGCCAAAGGGTTTACCCATAGTACCCATTAGGCATTGTAGCTTTTAGGCTCTGGAGTTACACGCCTTTGAAAGGCTTCATACTGCCAACGTTGGGTATCGTCAAGCAGGGGAAAGTCTTTGTCTGTAAGCGGGCAAAAGTGGAAGTACCCAAAGCCAAAGAAACAAGCTACTGCAAGCAAGGGCAAGAGTATGTATAGCCAGCTATAAAGCTCGGCACAAACAATAAGTCCTCCAATGAGTATTAAAGGTAAGATGATGTTAGCAGAGCGGGTGAAACTTCTTGTTTTACCAGCAAAAGGCACTATATAACTGAGTGCAAATAGTTTGATGATGTGTTTTCTGATTTCCATAGTGGTTTGTGTTTAGGGTAAATAGGGGCGAATTATAACTCGCCCCGTATGGTGTTGTTATACTTTGTTATGTACTGTAATGTAGATTTTACCATTCATACAAATAGCTTCAGCACGAGAACCTACTTTACCAGTGATTTCTGTATCTCCTTCTATGGTTCCGTTGATACCACTAAAAGTAATTTTACCATCATCATCATAACCTGATTTTACAACTGAAAACATCATACCTTCTTGATAAAATACCGAAACTTCTCTATCCCTTCCATAGGTAGGCACAAGATTACAACGCCCTGCATTTATACCTCTGCCTTCACCAATTTCTTTGGCATAAGTGTTATAAAACCCTTTTTCTGCCTCCCATTCAGGAAGCGTTAAGATACGTTTTAGCTGCAAGTTTCCAATAGAATTAGCACCTTGCAACTCGACTTTTATTTTATTAGTATAAAAATTAGCACCTTTTAGATAACCTGTATCATCGGTTTCTAACAAATAATACTGAGTACCAGTTTCGTTGTCAGTATGTAATAACTCGCCCTTTATTTCTACTTCATGTGTACCATGTGATAGAAATTTCATTGTAACGCCTTCGCCTAATTTATTTCCTACATAACTTAGTAGACACTTCCCTTTTATAAAAGGGATAACCATCATTAACTCGTGGGTAATACCTGATTGGTATACATCCCCTTTTAGATGTTCCGTATTTCCTTGTATTAGGTTACTGCTAAAGTATTTGCCTACTAAAGGTGAAATACCTTCTAACTTCTGTTTTAGCTCATTGGTGAAGTCATTAGATGATAACCCTTTGCCCTCTTCTTTATTTACCTTTTTGTCGATGAGCTCCTGTAGCTTAGCATTAGATTTTAACTCGGTAACGATTTCTTGCAGAGTGTCGAGGTTTATATCATCTACCTGTAAGATGGTCTGAATGGCTTGTATTTGCCTTTTCAACTCGTCAAATAGGGTACGATGGGCATTGGTGTCGTCTAAATGGTTGAGCAGCTGCTTTGCCGATGCGGTGTTCTCAATGGCTTTGCTAAGTCCATCGATGCTGCTCATAGGAATTTGCTCGTTTTTGTGCCAATAGCTGTCAATCCAAGCAGAAAAGTGCTCTTGCGCTGGTTTCATAAAGTTTGAGAACCACTTTTTTAATGTCTTTTTTTGTGTTATCATATTGTTTGTTTTAAAAGTTACTTATTAGGGAGCTACTTGAAAGCCTACATACTCAATAAATTGTACCACGTGGTAAGGTGGCATATTATTGTGTGGTTGGTCGCCACCTGTATGGGTAGTGTTGCGTCTATGGGCATCGCCTATTGAAAACTCATTGCTATCACCTCCTGAGCCTGCATCATCTCGTGTTTCTCTATAAGGTAGTTGGTGATTATGCGAAGGCATTTCAGCTACCGTTAGCTTATGAGAGCGTTCGCCTCCCTGCTTCAGTAGGCTGTTGAGCTGATAGTCTTGGGCGTCATCTTTTGTTTTATTGTAGTAAGGGTCTAAACCGATAGGCATTCTACCACGTAGGTCGGTGTACTCGCGCCAGCCTTCGGGTATCTGGTTAGCAGGTTTGCCCCAGATAGCGATGAGCCCAACGGGTATAGCTTGTTTCTGTTTCTTGAGTATTTCTACTTCGTCTTTTAACTCTTTCAACGCTTTATTTTCAGCTTTATTTTCGTATAACTCTTGTAGGTTATTAATACGCTTAAAGTCTTCCCAGTTGAAGGTCTTATCAGGTGACGAGTAGCCAAATACAACGGTGCGTATTGTCTCTAAGGTGCGAGAAAAACCGTCCTGAAAGGTTACTTGTGTGGTGTCTTCCCGTATCCATACGGTGTCGTCTTTGGTACCACCTTCAAAGGGCAATAGCTCGCCATTTATATAGACAGTACCTGGGGTGATGGTGTTGCCTACCTCCTCACACCCTGAAATAATTACCTTATTGCCAGCGAGGTGTCCAAAATGGTTAAATAGGCTGTAAGCGTTTTGTATAAAGGCGAGAAAACCTACATCAAAAGGGTAGCCTGCATTGTGTTCGGTATGTAACTTATTCATATTATTTAGTTTCTATTGTCCAACGTTTTCCTGCTAACTTGTAAAAATTCACAAGGGCTTCTAACTTGTATCTATCGTACTCCAAACCTTGAGGGAGTACTACTATAAAATCTACTCCGCCGTCGATATAGTCGCCTCGTTGATAGAGGAAGACTTTGCCTAAAAACAAAGGCTTATTGGCACTGCGGGGGTATATATAGAGCCGCTCGTTCTGCTTGCCGTCTTCTATACGTATGCGCCGCTGCTCGCTGTCGAACTCATCATTGAGAGCCTTCCGAAGGTAGCATACTTGGCTGTTGTGTGCCAAGTTGTACAAGTCGGCTTGGCGTGCTCGCTGAAAGTCGTACAGCAACTTGTGCAGGGGTGCTGCCAACATACGCAACCACGCTATGAGCTTCGGTTTGCGCAGAAAGGTAGGAGTTAGCAGCACGAGCAGTTTGTCGATGTTTAGGTTATACATTGCTGACATAAGTGATGTCGTTAAAGTTGTCTATCGTAAAGTAGCCTGCGGTGGGTATCTTGCTTATCTCTATCGTTTCAAACGCACCATAGTCGCCACTACTGGTGATGTTCTTACTTTGGGCGAGAACTAAATGCGGTATCTTCACCCCCTCTGCTTGTTGCAGCGCATCAATAAGGTGTGCTAAGACCAATTCGCCGTTAAATGGCAGGCGTTTTAAGTAGCTTTTTATAGTCTCTTCTACTGGGTGTGTAGCGTGAATGATACTTTGTCCGTTACTATCTAATACAAGCGGGTCATATACTATCTTCATTTGCAGATGCAGCACATCAGGCTGATAATTTACTACCGATAGGCGTACGCCTGCATCTTTTATTTCCTGCAAATATGACTCAAAGGCTTGCTTTTGGGCATCGGTGATAGGTTGCAACTGCTCGCCTTGTTCACCCGCTATCTTTACTATCAAACGCCCTTCGTTTTTGCTTTCTATCACTGCCGAGTACTTCACTATCTTGCTGGCTTCTATCTGTTCCTCTGTATGCCCTTGGTTGTTGAACTTATCGCTGTCAGTTAAAAGGTCAAAACCATACTGAAAGGCAAGGGCTTTGCTTCTGTACCAACGAGCGGTGTGGGGTTTGAGTTCTGCCAAACGCTTGTCAATATCTGCCCTATGCTGGTCGAACAGCTTCTCTAAGCTCCATATTGCTACGGCTATGATGTACACCCACAAGCGCCATATAGCTACTTTGGAGGTGCTATTGAGCTCGTTCAGAGCAGGCTCTTGGGCTTTGGCTTGTAGGATAAGGGTTTGTATTTCTTGTATAGTGCGTGCCATAATATTTAGTCGTTAGTCTTTAGTTATTAGTCGTTAGATTGTGTCACTTGCTAATGGCTAACGACTAACTACTAACGACGAAATCAAGATTTATTGCCCATATACTGATGCCCTCAAGGCGTTCAAACACTTGTTCGTCTTCTTTGGTGAAAGCCGTTGCGGGCTGTAGGTTCTTTGCGGTGTAATAATTTAGTATATCTTTATTGCTAAAGGCTTCTGCAGGTAATACTAAGGTTTTGCCCGCTTGCACATCATCTGTGATGTTAATAGCGTTAGCTTCGGCAAACTCAAAGACGCTTTCTATTGTACCCGTGTGTTGCAGAGCAATGTCTAATAGACTTTGATTATGTAATACTGTTATCATCGTTGTCGTTGAGCTCAAAGGTTTTATAAAACTTCTTATTAATTATCTTGAGCAGTACTTTAGCAAAGCGAAAGCCTAAACAATCTAAGTTCTCCAAGAGACTCACCACGAGTTGCCATATAATAGCAATAAGCACAACCCAATACAACCAATGGAAGGGGTCGAACTCAAAGCCTCCAAGACTTGGAAACTCTACATTAGCCGAGAAGGTATGCAATATATAAATAGGTACAAGATAGGTGGCTATTTTCAGGAGCATACGCCCAAACTTGCGACTCTCGTGCTTCTCGCCCCTCTTTCGGGAGGCTTGTACCCCCGTGATCCACTCAAATATAAGTAACACTACATAAGCGGTTAGGAATAAATGGTTGAAACCAAAAAGAAAATGCACGGTGGCAAATAGTAATGATAGTATAACGTCCATTTTTATAAAAAGCATTGAAAAGGTGTGACCAAAGGATGAGCGTAGGAAGTCGTGAGAGTCCCTAAAGCCAAAGCCTTGTAAGATGTAGTTGAGTTTTGTCATATTGTAAATTTGTTTTTTAGCTTATTTAGCTTATAGTACCTTTTCCTTCGCCTGTAGTAGCACCCGTATAAGCCCCTGCTTGTAGGGTGATTCCCGCCTTCACTGTTACCTCACCACTCTTAAAAAAATCATAAATAAGGGAGGCTAAACGTTCGGCGTACTCTTCTGGATTTGCCTCTGTCTTGGTAAGCATATCCTGCTGCAGGGCGATAATACCTTGTTTTAAGGCTTGTTTGTTTAGTGCCATAACTGGTTTATTTTATTGTTAATTTCCTCAAACTTTGCTACATTCTGCGGGGCAAAGTTGCCGGGGCCTGCGGGTGTCTGTATAATTGCACTTTTAAGGTCGTTTAAAAGGGATTTAAAATCTACTTTTTCGTTGTGTATGGTAAAATTATCTGCTTTCAATTCGTATGCTTCTATCTCTTGAGCATTGAGCAAAAAGGGCTGACTTTCATTATTTTCTACCATACCTACAAGGATAAGACTTCCTACTTTGGGTTTGATATACATTCCCCCTATACCAAGTGCAATGTTTAAAAACGGTAGCTTCGTATCTAAATCGTTGGCTTCGCAGGTTTTCTCCTGCCAATCTACAGAGGTTACTGTTGCCCATTGTAGCACTTGCGGGATAGCTTTCTTTATCTTTTCAGAAATCAGTATGTCAAACTCGTCTATCTCATTCATAACTATAATGCGTTCCCGCTAATTTCTATTTCCTGCCTATATTGGGCGTTGCTAATACTCTTCTTGACTCTATCTACATAGTACAGACCATGTCTATCGGGGTAGAGGGTGGAACTTAGTCGTATCTTCTCGCCATGCTGTACGGAGGGGGTGCCATAAGTGGTAAAACTTCCTTCGAACCCCTCACGCTTGTGCAACTCGTATAGGCGCTTTACTTCCTTTTCAAGTTCGGCTTGTGAACTAACATGCCAAGTCATTTTTAAGGTCGTTTTAGGGTTCTCATCGCCAAACTCGTATTGTAGGCGTTTGCCTTTGCCAAAGGACGAGGTGCCTATAATCTTTATAGTGCGTTCCTCTTTGGTGAGGTACTTAAGGTTATTCTCGGTGCAATTGCGTTCTAAGTCGAAATGCTTCATCTCATCACTTACTTTTACATCCGAATAAGGCTTGGCTATAGTGAGTTTGCCCGCACGAATAAAGCTGTATATTGACCAGTCTTTTTGGAGTTTGTCCAACACCGCACCCAGTGTGGTATTGCTAAAGCGTACAGCACCAAGGCTTATATCTTCTACTTCTAAAGGGTAGTCTTTCACTACTTCGGTGAGGAATGCTTTTAGGTTTGCCTTTGCCGACACATAATTGACGGGCAACTGGCGTAGCTTCCACATTGCATCGCTAAGGCTAATAGTGATAGGAAAGTCTGCCGATACTTGGGTAATGAGGCCCTCAAACTCCTGTAAGAGTTCACTGTTGTAGCCCATTTGTATCACTACTTTGTCTCCTACGGCAAAGAGTTCTCTTACTTTTTGCTTATCGAAATCACCTACATTGCGGGGTAGTACCACGCTTGCCGTATCGGTGAGCATTTTCCACGAACTTTCAATTTCAACGGCTGAAACTTTTTGTACCTTAAAAGGGGTGCCTTGTTTAGGGTAAAAAGTAATAGCTACTTCAATGGCTAAGGTCATAGGCGGTAAATGAGTTCAAAAGGTTCGTCACTAATGCAATTTAGCTCTATGGGGATAATGTTAGGAGTACCCTCCAAGCTACGTATATCAATGCTTTCAATCACGAGGTTGTGAATGTTTTTCCATCCAAAAAGGTCACCTTCTACCGAGATAGATTGTATCACCTCCGACCATTCTATAAGGCGTTTTTCGTACTCTCGTGCCGTTAGCTCATCGTTGTGGCATACGGTACGAATACGTATCTGCCAATCGTCAAAACCATAAATTTCCTTTACAGTGCCGTTGCCGCCTATCACATCAGTACGACTGATATTCTTTACTCTCGAAAAATCTACCATAGTAGCAGGAGGCAACCAAAAGTCGGCTAACTGCTTATCTATTATCTTACTTTGATAGTCGTAGAACTTGTAACTACCCGCGGTAAACTTCACAGGAAAAACAATAGGCGTACCGAGTTTGGATAGCCGCATAGCTTCCTCTCTTTCCACCGTGCGGATACTGCCATACTCAGCTGTGCGGGCAGGCTCTTTGCCTATAGGTACGGTGAGGGACACGGGCAGGGTAGTGCCCAAAGCCAACTTAAAGAGTTGTGATATGTTATAGCGGTTATCCATTGTCTATATTCAGCTTTAATAGTTTCTTGATAGCATCATAGTCTTTGCCGTCTCTTTCTAACTGTATTTTAATGCGCTTCTCTACAGCTGTACGATTTTGCTTTCCTTTTATCAGCTCTACCATATTCGCTCCCACAAGTGGATCGGACTTCCAATTGCCCTGCTGACTTTGGAGGATAAAGCCTACCTCTTGCAGGAGGCTATCGCCAAGAGTAAAGTCACCTGCTATGATTTCTAAGTCGTTATTTTCAGTTACAAGTATATCCATCATTCCTATAAGGTTACTAAGGCATCGCGCATACGGTCATTGATTTTGCTAATCACTCCATTAGCGGCATTTTCTTTGCTACCAATGGTTTTGTCGATAGGGAAGGTACAATTCATTGTGATGTTCACAGTAATATTCTTATTACCTCCACCACTACCTCCTACGCTCATTGTGCCGTCCTTACCTCCTTCTTTGCTGCCTTTTGTAGGGGTGATAGGGTTGGGGTTTGTACCTCCTCCAATAGCCGAACTGGCAGAAAGATTGCCTGCTTTAGGGGCTTCAGTAGCTTCTTTTTTCTCCTCTTTATTCCACGTGAGCGATTGCCCTGCTTTAATAAATTCCTCTTTGGCAGCTATGCCTGTTTCATACACTTTTTTGGCACTATCAGCAATCGCTTGTTTGCGCTTTTCGGTGTCTTCATTAATTTGGGAGAGCATTTTGTTATTCTCCGCCTCATCTCCCATTCCTACTGCATTTTTAAAGGAGTACCAACCTGCTTTTATCTTATTTAGCCCTATCATCAGCCCATTGATAAGAGTTGTCCAGCCCATTTCAATATAAGCAATGAAGCCTTGAAAGAGGAGTTTTGCACCTTCCCAGGTATGTTTCCACGCATCACCCCAACCGCTCACTTTGTTTGCCAGCCACACAATAGCAGCCACCAAAGCACCAATAGCTACAATCACAATACCGATAGGGTTAGCCGATAGAGCCGCGTTCCACAGCCATTGTACAGCAGTGGCAACTTTTGTCCATACTACCATTAGTTTTTGGGCTACAACTGTCTGTCTAAGCCAAGCCCCTACACCTTTGAGTACAGGTGCAAGTCCTGAATAAGCAGACCCCATATCGCCCAATACACTCACTACGCCCCCTAAGCTATCGCCTACTACACCAAGCACTTTGGTAAAAGAGAACGAACCTATTTTCAAGTCGTCTAACCACGCCTTGCAACGCCCCAGCCACTCACTCCAACCGCTCATTACGATAGAAGCCTGCTCGGTAGCTACATTAGTACCGCTGATTTGCTGGGTAAGTTCGGCTTGTGCATCGGCAGTATTGATAAGCCCTTGAGCTGCTTGTATGTTTTCAGCTCCAAAGACAGCAGCCAAAACATCGGTATTTTGTCCTATCTTCTGCAACTCTTTAAGGCGTTCAGCAAATGGCACAGTAGTATCTGATACCTTTTGCATATTCACCCTATAAGCTGCCAGCATATTAGTAGCCTCTTTAGAGAGGGCAGAGGGCGCATTCATTTTAATAAGTACGTTCCTAAGTCCTACCCCTGCTTCGGCTCCATATTTGCCCGACTGGGCGAGGGCTTGCAGTGCAGCGTTGGTTTCCTCAAAGCTCACGTTAGAGAGCTTAGCGGCTCCACCTGCTTGCACGAGGGCTTGGGCTATTTGTGTCACTTCGGCAGCACCTTCTTTTGCACCTGCCGCCATTACATTCATCATTCGCTCCATTTCGCCCGCTGCTGCTATGGGGTTCTGCAAGTCTACTTTGAACTGAAGCATTGAGGTAGTAAGCGCATCGGTAGCTCCTACCACATCGCCTCCCATAGTCTTGGCAAGTGTATTGGCATAGCTTCCCATTTTGGCAAGCGCCTCATCGCTTTCTCCTATCTGAGGGCCTAAGCGTGAGAGGATGGTTTGAAAGGTAGCGAGGTTATCAGTAGCCGTACCCCCAAACTCTTTAGCAAGGTTACGAGCTTTATCTCCTAACTTATCTAAATCGTCCCCCGTAATACCCGTGATAGCGGCTACATCTAAAAGTGATTTCTCATAATCTGCGCCTACTTGTGCAGCTTCTGAAAACTTTTGAGTGATATTCAAAAATCCTTGTGAAGCTGCCTGCCAATCGATAGGGCGCATACTGGTTGCCAACTTATCCCACCCTTCTTTCATACTACTTACCAGATTTCTCCAAGTATTTCGCATACCCTCAGCCGCACGCCTCACATTCTCTTGTGCAGTGTGCAAAGGTTGCGATACATTATCTTTGGCTTCAAAAGTCCACGTTGTAGTGTGATTCACGGTTGCGGAGTATTAGGGGTTAGATTGTTTGCTAATTTCGTTCAGTACTTCTACCAAGGCGCGCTTTACGGCTCGGTATAGAAGTTGTTCTTGGCATTTCATACTAAAATCAAGGGCTTTAAAATGCTCCTGCCACTGGGGATCATTCATTGTTTCGGGCTGCTGCCCATTGGCGCGGAGTAATGCATCTATGCCCTCTATAAAGTCGTACGCTTCTAAAGAAAGAAGCGACGACTCTACACTTTTTTTAAGGCTACCTTTGAGCTTTTTAATAAGCTACTAAGTTCGGTGATAAGCCCCATATAGATAGAGGCGTCGCTTTCCAGCCACTCCATATCACCCTCCAATACACAATTCTTTACCAAAGCCTCATTAGCTTTGTCGGGGTTTTCTTGGTACTCTTTAGAGGTTACTAAAGAAAGTAAGTGCTTGTTAGGCTTCTTTACCAAAAAGTAAGCGGGTTCCTCACTGGCTTCCCCCTCTTTAGTAAAGGTAGTGCCTGATGGATAAACGGCTATTTCTCTTACCACGTTAGGGTATTTAGCTTTGTAACTTTCAATATCAGCTTCAGTGTATTTTTTCATTTTAAACAGCTTTTAAAAGGTTTTTAAATATTCCAGTCAATATGACTTACAATAAGCTCAAACTTAATAGCTATAGAGCCGTCTCCTTGCTTGATAGCCATTTCAGTTCCTAAGAACTCAGCATTGCGTATTATATCCTTAATGATAAGTCCACTGGGGGCTTCATAGATAACAGGAATGTCGAAAGGCTCAATATCCTGCAGGCGGGTACCTTTGGGGAGCGAGCGGTGTATGCCGTCTACCTCTTCTTTAAGAATGGTAATAGAAGCCTTTGCCTCGTAGTTCTCCTCCGAGCGTCCCACGGGGAAGCCTCCTGCACCCATAATATTTGATTTTTTGGTACTATCTGAATAATTGATTTCAATAATACCTACCACATCGCGCCCTAATAGGTTGAAGGTTACACAGTTCCAACCTTGTAGTTTGCCAAAGTGATTGATAACGTTTGTATTTTTTGCCATAGCATTATAGATTAGAGGTTAGACCAATTTCGCCCTCAATAGCGTGTAGTATATCATCAGGCACCAGGCGTATTTTCACCTTTAAAGGCGTTTGCTCTGTTACCGTTTGCTTAGCGTCAATGCTTACTGCATAACCGCTAATCTCACCAGTTACTACCATTTGTCTTTCGATAGCTTTTCCCGCTAATTCTTGCAAAGAGGTAACAATACTATCTTTGAGGTAGCCTGTTTGTGGGTTTTTAGGCAGCTTACTTTTGATACGTGGTGAGAGGGTTTGTCTTACTAAGCGTGCCGCCTTATTCCATACCCTATTGTTTTCAATATAAGTATAGTCAGACGCCTTGCTCACACAGGTAGGAGAGTTTGAAAGGAAAAAGCCTGCCATATCGGCATATTGTCCTGCCAAAATATACCCTTTATCATTGAGTAGTTTCAGCTGTTCATTGCTAAGTTCCTCCGCACTTTGCCCTGTAGATATACCCCCGCTGATGTAACGTTTTTTACCCTCATCAGTAAGGGGATAGGTATTGCCTCCTTTAGCATTTTCAGGTTTGTTTTCAATATCAACAGAACCTAAATTTTCACTAACGTTGCGAACCGACAACATACCCAGAGCACTACCTACACTGGCGTGGTACTTGTAAGCCTCATCTATAGTGGCAATACCTTTGTCTTGGGCAATTATTACTGATACCTGCGGGGCATTCTTTTCTTTGAGGTCAGCAAAGTTATTTACCTCCAAACCCTCTTTCCCTTTGCCTTCTATAAGCACAAAATCAATGAGAATACCATCTGGTTTTACGGCTTCCACAATTTGTGTTTGCAGCTCTTCTACATCGCTGGCAATAGTGGAAAGGTCATTGGTAAATCCAAAGAGTCCTACCCCTTTTACCTGTTTGTTAGCACGGATAGCTTTTACTATCTGCGCTGTACTATCCTGTATTTTACCTACTGCTACTGGTAGGAAAATGATATGGCTTTCGGGAGCTAAGCGGAAGACTTCAGATAGGTGATAGTGAGTTAATGCCTTTTGATTGGCATCCAAACTTTCAGTAATACCTACCGCTTCTGCATCCTTTAGCTGAATAAAAGATTTAGTTTCTCCGTGTGTGAGTTGGGTGCCTGCCACAGCCATAGCGGCTACTATCAAAAACAAATTGTCTTTAGTAGAAGCAGTACGCCCCAAGCCTCCTTCAGCTTTTTTAAATGTAAATCCTTTGAGTTGTCCCATTTGTTATTCAGTTTTTTGTTCGTCGTCTTCTGTAGGCTCTTCAGTTTCTGTTTTTCCTTGTACAGTAGCTCCTTCTACTTTAGAATTTTCTGTTTTACCCTCTTTATCTTTTTTGATTTGCGGTACCTTGTTTGCTAACTTCACACTTTTGCTATTGTCAAAGGTATATACCTTGCTATCAATAGAAGATGCGTGGAGCTGAGCGCGATTTTTTTCGTAGAAGACTTGTCCGTCTTCGGTGGCAAATACTTCTTCGAGGTCATTGGCTTGCATTACTTGTACAGCAATGGCTAAGAGTTGGGTGTATGTTTTTGGGTTTTCCATTGTTTTTTTTATTAGGTTTAAAAGGTTAAAAAAAGGGGTGGGCTTACGGGCGCACCCCGTCTATTAACTACCACTGATGATAGCAGCGGTACCTTCGTCTTTGATAGCTACACAAACAAAGTGCATTTCAAAGCCTATGGTATGCTTGCGACCTTCGGGGTTTTCACTCTTCTCACGTGCATAGCGTACGGCACTACCTACTGCCTTGACTGTGTAGTTTTTGTGGAATACAATAGAGGCTTCTTTCCCTTGAGGTACTGCACCAAAGGCTTCTTTTTCGCCGTTGTGGTAAGTAGGGGCGTAGGTGCTCTCATAGATTTCAAAGCCGTAGTAGTTATCGGCTATTTTACCGCTGTTGGCATCTTGGTATCGGGTTTTAAAGGTCAAGTCCTCAATAAGCAAGTCGGCAACGTGTTCAGAGCAAAGTACTAACACACGCCCTTTTTTAGGCACTTTGAGTTTGTCTTCCAATTTTTTCAACCTAATAATGTCTTTAGCGGTAAGTCGTTTGCGCCCTGTGCCATCGTCTTCACCTGTAGTGGTTATTACGGGTGTTTTGTCGGTGTTTTTCTGAGGAGCTATAGACACTAAGGCGTGCTCGGCGGTTCTATCTTCGAGGGTTTCTCGGTGTTGTACTTGTACATCACTTACCTTCTCATAAGGCAATGCGTAAAGCTCATCAGTAGTTACCTCTGTGTTTTCGGTCTCGTACTTATTAAGGGATATTATCACCTTGCCGTCTTCACGTTGGTGAGAGGCGATGGGATACACCGTGTTATTAATAAGCACCTTAGGGGCAAGCCCTCGCACAGGTATTTTAATAACATCGTTATTTAACCATTCGGGTTTTGATTTTACAGCGCCGAGCCATTCGTTCTCGTGTCTGAATTGGGTAATGAGCTCTGTTACAGCAAGCTCATTTTTTAAGGGTAGGTTTTCGCTTCTTATTGGCATTTTCTATTTGTTTTTTTGTTGTTGATAGATTGCGTTAAGCTCTCTCACTTTTTTGGGGTCAGAAGCCATTAGCTCTTCTAAGGCTTGTGGATCCTTGGTGAGATAGTCGTTCAATGACCAATTGCTTTTGTCGGTAGCATTTTGGACTGTGTGTTGGATAGACTGTGAAGCGGGTTTTGGAGCTTCAATATCGTCTAACAAAGCGGCGGTTTTGTCGTAATCGGCATTGGCAAGGCTTATGTATAAGTCCTTTTTGTCGGCTGCTATTTTTTTGTCGAGGATAGCTTTATTTACTAACTTTTCGGCGCGTGCGCTGGCTTGGGCTTTGGTTTGCGCCTCGTGTTGTTTGAGGGCGGCAATACGTTCTTTAATTTGCTCATCGGTGGCATTAGCAGCCATACCGAGTGCGGAGATAAGCTCGTTTTTATCCATTGATATTATGATTTTAGGGTTTGTTACTACATTGGGTGTGGGTAGATGCTTACAGCCACAGGCTTGCATCATTGCTATGGTTTCGGTAGTGATTTCGGGGTCGCCATCTATAATTTCAGTGATAAGTCCTAATTCTTTCGCTTCGGAGGCGTTAAGCCAATAGTCTTGTTGCCACAGCTGGTCTATCTCTTCAGTGGTTTTACTAAAACGGCTGGCGTAGACTTCTCTGTATTGAGTGGTGAGGTTTTCGAGGTGTTTTTCTTCGGATTTGAGCTGGTCGATATTGCCATAGAAGTCGGTAATGGGTTTGTGTATCATAAATTGCGAGCTCTTATAGGCTTTAGCAGGAAAATGTGCCATTATATAAGTGCCCGCAGAAGCTACCAAGGCACCTGCGGTAACGGTTACGCTACTCATTCGTTTGAGTTGATTTACTATTTCGGTAGCTTCATATACAGAACCGCCTTGCGTGTTGAGATATACAGTAGCTGTAGTGATGCCTTGTTTGATAGCTCTATCTACCTCATAGCGGAAGTCGGAAGCCGTCCAGCCATAGTATATTACATCTGTAATACTGAGCTCTAACACTCCTGCTTGGGCGTTGATTTTTGCAATAATATTTGATGGTTTGTTGTTCATAGGCTTGAGCCTTTTGGGTTGCTGTTTGTTGGTGCAAAATTCCAAAGAAGGGGGCAAGCTTGCAAATTGGTGTCCCAAAATAGGCAGTAAATCCGACCTAAAATAGGCAGTAAATTAGACCCATTTTGGGACGACAATTTTTATACGTTAGGGGCTTTGTGGAACTTTGCAGTGCTAAAAAGTAGAAGTATGGCAAAAGAGATAGAGAAAAAATCGGCGCGTATCTTATTCATTGAGCAAGGCAAATCGGCTGAAGAGATTGCCAGTCAGCTTAGTGTTAATAAGCGTACTGTAGACCGCTGGGCTACTGAGGGAGAGTGGCGCAAAATACGCGATGCTAAAGCTAATTCGGGCAAGGAACGCATTGAGCGTACCCAGTTGGTAGTAGACTCGCTTACTGACCGCCGTTTGCAGGTAATTGAGCAGATAAAGGAGAAAGAAGCCGAGATAAAGTATGCCGATAAAGAAGAGGAGAGTTCTCTACAGAAAGAACTATTGGAGCTGCGCAAGGAATGCGCCTCAATTGACGATGCTATTGCCAAATGGAACAAGCGTATTGAAAACCTTATAAAGGGCACTAAGATTACCCTTTCAATATATATAGAAGTAATGGAGAGTATCTTCGAAGCCTTGCGCCTCAAAGATGAGAAGCTCTATATGCTTACTTTAGATTTTCAAGAGGAACACCTACACGAGGTAGCTGATAAAAAGTTTTAAGCAATGAAAGTAGAAGACAAAATAGCCAAAGAGCGGTACTTACAAAAGATAGCCTTTGCAAAGAGTGCGGGGTCACGTTTCGCCAATGAAACCGCAGAAGAGCGTAAGGCAAATATAGAGGCGTGCCGTAAGAGTCCACGACTAATGGTGGAACGCTACTTCCCTCATTATGCCGATGCTCCTTGCGCTGACTTCCAAATAGAATGGGCTAAAATGGTACAAAAGAACCCTACTTTTAAGGGGTTTTGCCAATGGGGGCGTGCGCTTGCTAAATCGGTATGGAATGATATTTTTCTGCCCTTTTGGCTCTGGTTGCAAGGCGAACCTATGTACTTGGTGATTATTGGTAATAGTTATGAGCGCGCCGAGCAGCTGTTGGAGGATATTAAAGCAGAGTTTGAAGCCAACCCGCGTATCCTTGCCGACTTTGGTGAGCAAAAACAGCTGGGTACTTGGGAAGACGGCTTCTTTATTACCAAAGGTGGCTTTATAGGGCAGGCTCTTGGTATGGGACAAAATACGCGTGGACTTCGTGTGAAAAACAAACGCCCTACCTTTATCGTAGCTGACGACTTGGAGGATAAGGAAATTAACAAGAACCCACGCCGACAAGAGGAAGTAGTAAAGTGGATAGATACCGCTCTTATTCCTACTATGGACGGCAAATATCGCCGCTTTGTACAGGCAAACAACCGCTTTGCCCCCGTAATGATACAAACAATGCTACAGGACAAGCACTCTAAGTGGAAGGTACACCAAGTGAATGCTTATGACCCTGTAACATACACTCCTACGTGGGTGGGTAAATATGATGATACCTACTTCTATGAGTTGGTGTATGGTGCAGACGGCATAGGTGAATTAGCTGCTAATGCCGAATATAACAACAGTCCTTACATTGAGGGAGTAATTTTTAAAGAGGAGCAATTCCAATGGGTAAAACTCCCCCAACTTCGTACTATGGAGTACATCATCGGACATTGGGATATTGCCTACGCGGGCAATGCCACCAGTGACTACAATGCCGTAGTGGTAGAGGGTATTAAAGAACGTAAGTTCTACGTGATTGATACCTTTTGTAGACAGACGAAAATGCGGGCAGCTGTAGAATGGATGTGTCAGTTTCAAAAGCACCTACCCGCAGGGGTAGTGGTACACTGGCAGTACGAAGCCCAGTTTTGGAATGATGAGGTACAACGTACTATACGAGAGGTAGAAAAAGAAACTGGCGTTACCCTCAATCTAACCAAGCGTACTTTAGATAAAACCCGTAAGATTGACCGTATTATGGGTATGCAGCCTTACTATCAAAACGGACGTGTATTCTATAACGAGAACCTCAAAGGCTCAGTAGATATGCAAACGGGTACAGGACAACTCAAGAGTATAGAACCCCAGTACAAAACCCACGACGACTGGCCTGATGCCCACCAAATCTGTACTACCGACCTGGAAGCCTATATGCCTAACAATAGCTTTAAAGTGCTAATGGGCAAAATGAAAACCTTTAATCGCTGGTAAAATTATGTATTATATCCGAAAAGAAAACCTTATATCTAAAGCCTTTGAGCGGGCGATTGATGAGAGTAGCAAGGACTTTGAGCAAGCCCTGACTGATAGCGAAGCCGAGCATATCGCTATTTTTAAAACGCTTTTAAAACGCTTTTACGATGTAGAGAAAATATTTGACCCTAATGCTCCTATCTATAACGATTTATTAGGGCGTATGCTTACCTTCTTGGTGTTGCACGATGTTTTCTCACGTAACGCCTACCGCAAGTATAACCCAAATAGCAATACCGAGAAACAAAAGGAATGGGCTGAAGCACTCTTGGACAAACTATCCAAAGGCATTTATATCTTAGACGATTTGCCTAAGCCTCCTGCCAATGAGCAAAAGGGAAGCAGCGCACGCTTCCTCTATGGTAATCTTACTAACAACGACTTTTATATCTAATAACCAATGAATATCTTACAAAAAGCCTATAACCGTGTACAAGCCTACTTTGTAGCTAAAGCTCCCTTTACAATGCTTAAAGTAGCCTTGGCGGGGCGTAGCAATACTGCACCCTCACAAAATATCAGTTACCAAGCCAAAATGTTGCGGGTGGAAACCCTTAACGATTGGAAAATGGGAGTAATGCTCGCTACTAACCCCGACAACCCCGAAAAGCTAAAGCTACGCCAACTATATGACAACTTAGAGCAAGACAACCACCTGGGCTCAGTGATTGAAAGCCGTATTGCTAAAACCCAACAGTCGCCTTTTCGCCTCGTGAACGCTAAGAAAGAACGCAACGAGGACGCTAAAGAACTTTTGGAAACAATGTGGTTTCAGGAATTTATAAAGCTTGTACTGATGAGTAAGTTTCAAGGCACTACCCTTATTGAGCTGTTTAATACCGATGAGAACGGCGAGCTTACCGAAGTAACCGAGATAGGGCAAGCCTACTTTAACCCCCTCAAAGGTATTGTACTCAAGGAAGCAGGCGACACTACAGGTACACCCTACAAAGAAGGTAACCTTGCTAACTTCTATATCCAAGTGGGCAAGGACTACAACGATTTAGGACAATATGCTTTGGCTGCCCCTATTATCTTAGCTAAAAAACTTGGCTTAGGCTCGTGGCTCGACTTCATTGAAAAGTACGGCGTACCTCCACTCTTTATCACCACAGAAAGGGAAGATGATACACGCCTTAACGAACTTTTTGAAATGGCTACCAATTTCAAACGCAATGCCTTTATGGTAGGGCGTGGCAATGAAAAATTTGAAGTGCCAAGCATTTCTTTAAACAATAGTGAGGGAGTCTTTGACACTCTGATAAAGCGTGCCGATAACGAAATCTCTAAACGCTTTTTAGGGGGTACAGGTCTCACCGATGAGAAAGGTTTTGTAGGCTCGGTAGAAGTACAGTTTGAACTGGCTTCCTACCGCTTTGAAAGTGACAAACTGCTTGTAAAGCATATTATCAATAAGAAGCTCATACCGCTATTAGTGAAGCTCTCACCCGCTTATGCCCCTCTAAAAGACTTGCGCTTTGAATGGGACGACGAAGAGCCTCTAACAGCTGATAAACTCTGTAAAATGATGGAAACATTAGGTGTTTATTACGACTTTGACCCCGAACAAGTAGAGAGCATTACAGGGCTCAAGATAGTAGGTGTGAAAAACCAAACCCCTAACCTCCCACCCGTGGAAGGCTCAAAAAAAAAAGCCTATACGATAACACCCTAAACGAGCGTTGGCAACTGCACCGAGCTCTTTTACGTACTGAGGAACTCTATACGCATAACCACTGCGAGTGTGCGCACGATACCCATTCCTTGGACCTTACAGGTTGGCTAAAAGTAATGGAGCAAATTGCCAAAGATAGATACAATGGCACCCTCAAAAAAGGAGAACTATCCAACGGCTATATTTTAGAAACCTACAAAGAACTAAACGGGGCTATGTGGGAGGGCTTTGGTAAAGATAACTTCAAGGTGAATAAGCAAACGGGAGCTATCTCACCCGAAGTACTGCAAATGCAGCGTAACCTATACAAGTTTAGCGGGGCAAAAAACTATGTACTCCTACAGCAGATAAATGAAATCTTACGTTCGGACAAAGGTAAGAACTGGCAAACATTCCTACAAGAGGTACAGAAGCTAAACCCTAAGTACAACAAGAACTACCTTCAAGCTGAGTGGCAAACAGCTAAACAAGCGGGCTACCACGCGGCTAATTGGCAGGAGTATGTAAAGCGTAAAGACTTATACCCTAACCTAAAATATTGTACCCAAAAAGACGAAAGAGTGCGAGAAGAGCATCGACCCTTAGAGGGCTTTATTGCTCCTATTGAAAGCGACTTTTGGAAAGACTTCTACCCACCCAATGGCTGGCGTTGTCGCTGCTTTGTAGTACAGACAGCCGAACCTGCAAGTACAGGTGATATGCTTCAGCTTAACGATAAAGACTTTCCTAAAGAGTTTCGGGGTAATGTAGGTATTAGTGGGCAAGTGTTCAAAGAGGATAATACAAACCAAGGCAAACCTCACCCTTACTTTGCCCTCGCTTTAGATGCCGATAGCGACACCAAAAAAGCCTTTGAACTAAGCAAATTAAAAGCACCCTATACGGAAGTCTATGAGGCTAAAAATGGGGCTGTGGTAAAGGTAAGCCCCTTTGCCGACGAAAGCGACCTTGATAAAAACCTTAAAAGTGCTATTGTTATTGCCGATAACTTGGGCGTAAGTATGAATATACGGCCACATTTGGAAATACAAAATCATAAGAACCCCGAATATGAGATAAATAGTAAAATTGCCGATAGGAAAGAAACAAGTTCTTATACAAGTGTAAAAAGCAACTTAGGAAAAGCAAAAGAGCAAGGAGCAGAAATTGTTGTTTTTGACCTTTCTGACTTCAAAAATTGGGAGGCTATTGGAGTTGTAAGAAGCTTAAAAGGGAAAATTTTAAGCTATAACAATAGAGAATGGTTAAAAGAAGTGTTTTTTATCTATGGAAATAAGGCTATCTCTTTTACAATAAAAGAACTAATGACTGATTTTGATAAAGTAACTACCCGTCTAAAAGCAATAGAGCCTTAACATCACTGCTAAGGCTCTAAATGGGAGCGACTTGGATTTCTCCGCGTCGCGGTCTAATAATCACTTATTAGACACCGCAAAAGTACAAAACATTTTTTAAATAGCAAATAAAAATGATTTAAATTCTATTTATGGCAAACTTTCAAACTCCTAACTTTGAGGCTATGGCAAGGGAGATATTTAAAAACATCTCGCCCAAAGTAGCCCAAAAAGCGCGGGCTTTCTTTATGCAATCATTCATAAAGCAAGGCTTCACCGATGCCTCATTTATCCCTTGGGTAAGGCGTGTAGACGCGTTGCCTCATAAAACACTACAGCATTCGCTTACGCTCAAAAATAGCCTGCGTATAGCCGAACAATCCCCTGAAAAGGTAGTGATTTCAGCTGGTGAAAAATTGAGCTATGCAGCTATACACAACGAGGGAGGGACTATAACTGTGAAAGTAACTGATAAAATGCGAAAATACTTCTGGGCTATGTACTATAAAACTCAAAATAATCGCTATAAGGCTATGGCTCTTACTAAAAAAACAAGTCTTACCATACATATACCTAAGCGGCAGTTTATTGGTGAGAGCTATACCTTGGACAAACAATTGGAAAAGCTTATCATAGAGGAAATACACAAAGCAGACGAAAATTTAACTTTTGAATAATGGAACACTGGCAAGATTTATACATAGAACTCGCTGAGCGTATTAGCGAGAAGCTACCCGAAATACGTTGGATAGACCTTTGGCATAACCAAGTAGGCTTTTTAGCTGATGAGCACCCTTTTGGTACGCCCGCTGTATTTATAGGGTTTCGCTCCGCACAAATCAATGATATAGGCGAACTCGTGCAGATAGTAGACCTTCAAGTTGATTTTTATTTGTATTACGAGACTTTCTTAGACACTTTCCAAGGGGCCTACAACCAACAAGGAGCATTAGAATTTACCAAGAGCTTAGACGCTCTTTTTGGTAACTTTCACGGCACATCGGGTAGAAACTATAGCTCTATGCGCCGTATAGCTTTCGCCCCTGTGGATACAGGTACCGCAGGCAATCTATACCAGGTTACTTTTGAATGCAAGTTAAATGATAGTAGTGCAATGAAGTATTACGAACCTACGCAAGTACATTTGCAGGTGGGAGATGAGGACAATAAGTATTTTATAGGAGTAGATTAAACCCTATTGAAGATAATATTTTCGATGGTACGCTCTGAACGTAGAAACTTTTCAGACAAGGTAGTTACAATATAGCCGTGTTTAAATTTTTGCTGCTGTGATAGCTTTTCATATTCCTCACGGATAAGAGCGTACAGGCGGACGGTAAAGTGTCGTTGTCTTTTCATAGTAGCAAGCAATTAGAGAAGTTTTATACTGCAAAATTACAGCATATTTACTAAATATGCAAATTAATGAAACGAGCCAATTAGCAAATATAATAGTGCTAATTGGCTCGTTTTTCATTGCTTGTTGCCCGTGTGGCTCACACCTCCCATCGCTTTTGGTTTAGATAGGTCTCGGCGTAGGGCATTGCAGTACCGTCAAGTTTCTTTTTAGACTTTTCTCTGTCAATCCCTATGAAGGCTTTGATAACCTCTTCGGGCTTGAGCTTGTCGAACTTGCGTTTGGCAACTGCTTTAGTGCCGATTTTGCCGTATGCCTCCCAGAAGTCCTCAAAGGTTACAGAGGCGGGTGTCTTCTCAATGCTGAAGTACTTTCGGAGGTTGGTGTCGCTTGCTAATATATTTATGCGCTCTTCGCTATAAGGGAAATAGCGCACAAGCCAATGCCACTGTTCGTCTGTTGGGGGCTCTCCTGTGCTCTGTAAAGTAGTTAGGTGTCCCTCTAAATCATATTTAAACAGATACTCAATATGAGTGTTTTTCGCTTTAAAAATATAGATTGTTTCCATTAGGCTAATTGTTCGTTAATTTCATATGTTATTTGTAACAGTGTTTGACGTTCGTATTGTCCGTAGTGTTCCATTGTAAGGATATATCCTAAGAACTTTTCTAACATATCGGCTTCGTAGAGCTTGAGCCAAAACCTGCGTTGTTTTTGTGTGGCGAAACCCATATAAAAGCGAGTGGCTTTGATAGTTACTTCTCGCATTATGCTGTAAAGTACACGTTGCTCACGGTTGTTGAATAGGGGTTGCCCTATGAAGGTGGCGCGGGCAAGTACTTCGGCTTGGTCTCGTGATAAGGTAAGGGCGATTTTCATAGTGTTTGTGTTAAAATGATGATACTTCTATTATCTCTTTAATTGTTAATTTCCTTTCTACACTCAAGAAAAAGTTTATTATTGCATCAATACTACAAACGGAGGGAGTTATATCCGAAATTCCTAAGTCAATATATAAAGCTAAACCATCTTTTTCAGAATAACCCACATAAAACAAATGTAGTTCGACTTCATTATAATTACTAATTACTTCATTTTTGAGAAAGATTGCCATTTTAGCGCAATAGTTATCGTACTTTTCATAGGATTTATATATTTTTTCGGCTAAATCTCTATGTTTATGGTATAAATCGTTTGTTTTCATTGGTTTGCTGCTTTATAAAGGTCTATTAGTTTAAGTAAAAGAGCTTCGCGGGCTTCTTCGTAGCTTTCTTTGTAGGCAATATCCCAAGAGGTACCTTGGTCTAAGAATGGGGCGTAAATGTAGGCAGAAGTGCCTTTGCTGGAGGCTTCGAGGTTGCCGTAATAGCCTTTTGCTCTAAACCAAGCGAGGGCTTCTGTCCAAGAGGGAAGGGATATACAACCTTTCTGTTTGTTGTAATTGATACGTTTTATATCTCTTAATTCGATACTATTATAAACTTCGTTGTGTATCCTATCACCTATTTCTATGCATTGGTAACCTTTGCCGCTAATAGCAAGAGCTATATAGCAATGGCAGGGGGTGTCAAAACCTATCTCTTTGAGTTCTTTGGCAATGTCGGGGGACACAAGCCAAGTGGGGTAATTTTCTTTATTCATTTTTAATGGTGTTTAAAGGGTTATTCTAAATATAGACCTGTGGTTACTTGTTGGTTGTATTTACCGCCTTCAACTCCGTGAAGGATAGTTCGTCTTTTTATTTCTTCCTCATTAAGGCGACAAGAGCTCTTTTGTGATGGGTGATAAATACCTGAACGAATTATATACAAGCTAAAAAAGGTTTCTTGCATTGCCTCACGGCGTTTATTTTTAGTTTTAGTAGTTCGGCAACGATTCACTATCGGTAAGCCGTGTTGACGCCACTGCTGGTTTAGGTGAGGCTTAAAATAGCTGTAGGCACTATCCAATGTTACCCAATCTAAATAGGGCATTTGTATTGATATTTCCTTTACACCACTACCTTTAATGCGGTAAATTTTGTAATCTTTATCCCTAAAAAAGTACTCAATGAGTTGTATAAGTAACCATCGGTCTAAATCGGAGGAGTACTTAAAGTAATACTCTTTTTCTGTGATACTATTAAGCTCGTCTTCTGAAATGTTGTACTTATCGAGTAGTTTTTTTAGCATTTTCTCGGCTGATTGCTGTTCTCCTGCTATTCCTCGTTTTACAAGTTCGTAGACTTTTGTGATTTTTTCTTTTACTTTGTCGTTCATATTGTAATTGTTTTAGTAATTTACTTGTTTATACATTCCACTCTTCTTTGGTGAGTTGCGCGCCACAGTCTTTACAGAATAGGGCGGTTACTTCTACTGTAACGTAGTGGGCAAGGGTGCGGAGCTCTTTATGCTTGTGGGGGCAGGTGTGAGCCGTACCGGCTATTAATTTGCTAATTTTCTCATTGGCTAATTTTCTAACTTCTTTCATATCTCTGTGTTAGCATTTTTTCAAAAATGTTGTTTACTTTGCCTACTTCACTGGGGGTGAGCGATTGTAGACTCTTTTTGAAAGGGTTTTTGCTACTACAAAACCATTTGCCAAGGCGTTTGATGTCGGCGTATTTGGGCTTGGCTTCGTCTCGCCAGCCGAGTTCGTGGCATAGGGATAACAGCTTTAGGTGTTGCTTGTTTTGGGCATCGAAATAGGCGTGCATCTCGAAATGGTAACCAAGGTGCTGGGCTATAGCGAAAAACTCGTCTTCTGTTAGGTTTTTGGTACTGGGGAGCTCTCTGCCAATAAAGCTACATACAAAGTGTAGGCGGGCTTCTCTGTCCTTAAAGCGTTTGCCTAAAAGGGTTTGAAGGATACGTATTTGATGGGGTTTAATTGTAGACATATTATTCATTTTTAACTGTTACTTTTACATAGTCGCCTACGTTATACTCTTTGTAGTCGTTTTCGTATATTGTTATTTTGTTAGTACCTTCTTTGTTGGCAACATACATATAATATTTTGCGGGGTGATAGGTGCTTGTGCGTACTTTTCCAACAAAGTGGAAGGTTGTATGGGCTGTTATCATTTCTTTGTCTACTACAAACCCTATAATGACCTCTGTTTTGTTTGTTTGTTCATTATTCTTTTTTCCACAAGATAAAAATAGTAATGATAGTCCTAAAAATATAAGTGCTTTTTTCATTTTAAATGGTGTTTAAACGTTGTTTAAAAATAGCTCCTCGCCTTAGTGGATCTCCTATGGGCGTCCCCTTAGTGCCAGCGACCGAACTAAGGGCGGAGGAGCATCTTTTAGCTACCGAGATAGCTAAAAGTGTAGTGTTATGCGGTGGCTTGCTCTTCGTACTTTTGGTGTACAGGGAAAAGGTGTTTAATGTCAGTACCAGGGGGAAAGTCCACCGATGAGAGCGATAGGGGGATATTGCATTTTTTGCCTTGCTCGTCAATGGTGTTAGCTTCGATGTAAAAGGCGGAACGCTGTGGTCTATAAGATTGGGCAATGATACCTACGGCATCGGTGAAAGCGGGGCTATTAAACTCTTGAGCGAGCTTTGTTAGCTCAAGTACACGTGAGGCTTTTAGGTTTCCTTTTGCATCCTTTTTTAATAGGCGGTTGATGACATTCACAAGTCGGGCACTATTGTCGTCTTTGGCAAGTGAAGCTATAAAGTCGCGGACTTTTTCGATGCCTGCATTTACGGTGTCGTCCCAATTGTCGATGACGCGGAAGCCGTAGGTGATGGTGTTGCCGTGCTCATCGGTGAAGGTGTGGCTTTGTTGGTCGCCCTTGACCTCGTAAACTTCGTTTTTGGTGTCTAACAAGATTTTGAGGGCTTCAAAGGTGTGGAGCTTTACTTCTGCCATTTGCTCTGAATAGGTTTGCAGCTTACCGATGATTTGTGGTATGGCTTCATTGACGAGGGCTTTATAGGCTTGTCGGTTTTCGTTTTGGACTTGCTCGCGGCGTTGTAATTCTGCTTTGAGTTCGTCGGCTGTAAGGTGTGTTAAATCTACTGTCATAATTGATAATTGTTATTTGTTATTTTCCATTTACTTCGGCTTTGTATAGCGGGTGCTTGCTTAGCGGTTGCCATTCAGCGTTGTCGTCTTGCCATAGGAGTTCGCGTGAGTTAGGGTCATAGCGAAAGGCGGGGGGTTGCCAGTGGTGCTGCTTGCACCAGTCTTGTAGCTTCTGCACTAAGGCGGGTACTTTGTCGGTGTGTCCTGCGCGGTATTGGCAGGGGGGGAGCCGGCGGCCGGGGGGGGGGGTGTGTGGGGAGGGGGGGGGGGCGAGAGGCGGGGGGTATGCTAAAAATCTACTTTCCATTGTTATTTTGTTATTAGTTTGCCGTATTTTTTAAGGTCTGCCCACCAAGTTACATTATCGCCGCTAATGCCTTGGGGTAGGTATCGCACAGGGCGTTTTTGTTTTTTGGCGGTTTTGAGGAGCTCTTGTGCGTGCTCTCTGAGCTTGCGATTTATATATTCGTAGTCGCTTATTTCGTTAGGTTCTATTCTCATCTTGTGTTCGGTTTGTCTTCGCTTAGTGTTCGGTGCGAGCCGCACGGGCGGTTATTTTCTTTAGGAGTACACTGGGGTAATATTGCAAAATGTTCTCAGCGTAGATAGTGATGAGTAGGAGAACGTCGTCGGCATTGAATAGGGTAATGTCGTTGCCGTAGAGGCGTTCGATGGTTTTCTCCACCTCGCTGTACCACTGATCGTCATACCAATTGAGTAGGGTGTCGTGGGTGATGAGGGTTTTTAAGTGTAGCCTTCTACCCATGGCGGTGTTACATAGATTGGTGCACCATTCGTTGTAGAACTCATAGCGGAGGTTTTCGTACTGTAAATAGGTGAGCCCTAATTGGCGAGCGAGGGCGTGGCGATAGGTGATTTGTTGGGCTATTGTATTCATAGGATATTTTTTTTAATTGTCTACATCTCCCCAATATTCGGCTGCTTTTTTGGGGTATATTACAAAGGGTTGTCCGCCTCCGTTAAGTCTTCCTTCAGCAAAGGCTTTGTATCCTTCTACGCGTATTTTCATATCTACATCGTAACGGGCAAAGTCGGCAAGTTCGCCTTTGGGTTCTTTGCCTGTAGCTTGGCTAATGAGTATAAGTGCTTTGTTGCGTTCTTTCATTAGGCGTTTGAGTTTTTTATAATCTTCTTTATCTACACGCAGGTACTGTACGGAGTCTATGATGAGGAAATCGGGGGACTTGTGTTTGCTCATTCGCTCGATGAGTTCGGGTAGGGGTTCGTTGTCTAAAAGTAGGAACTTACCCTCTACACCGTCCATATAGTTGCGCTCCATATTCATTTGCACGGTGTGCGATACGCCTTCCTCTAAGGAGTTGTAGGCTACTTTGCCAAACTGGGTAAGATAGCGTGCCCATTGCATTGCTAAGGACGATTTGCCGCTGGAGGAGCCTCCCCATACAATGGCAGAGAAAGCGCGGTCGGGACAGCCTACAAAGTCTTTCCATTGCCCGTCGAAGGATAGGAGTTTGAACTTTTTGTTGAGTATCTGCTTGGGGGTGTATGCTTGTGCCATTTTTAGGTGTCAGTTGTTAGATGTTAGTCGTTAGTGGCTTCGAGGTGGGCGAGTTTGAGGGCGTGTACTTTGCGCTTTACACGGCGAAGGTCGCCCTCGCAATCTGCCCATACAGCTTTTATATCGGTTTTGGTAGTGATGCCATTGGCGGTGCATATTTGTATGCAGTCGGCTTGTGTAATGGCATTTACCTCTATGAAATTGCGCCCTATGCGGCTGTATATTTCTTTATAGCCTTTTTTGTTGAGTTTGAGCCCTCGTTTGATACGTTTTTCGAGGAAATCGGTAGCGCACATTACAATACCGCAATGCTCTTCTAAGAGGTTGTAAAGGGTGATAAAGAAGTATAATACTTGGTCGTTTACTTTGTCGAACTCGTCTAATAGAATTACTGGGGTTTCAGTAGATTTTAGCACGCGCACGGCTTCGTTTACCATTTCGTTTACAGTGAGCCCGCTGCTGTCGCGCCCCATTGCTGCAAGGAGTTCGCCCATAAAGGCTTTTTTATTCCAGAACTCGTTGCACTGTACCATATAGGCGTTGGGGTTTTCTTTTTCGTAAAGCTGCATTGTTTTGGTTTTGCCACTACCTGCAGGAGCGATGATAGCATATACTTGGCTGTTCTCTTGGGCATCGCTAATAAGGGCTGTAAGGGTTTGGTAAGCAGCTGTTTCTACACACACCCAGTCTTCTTTGGCGAATATTTGGGCTTTGATGTTTCGCCACATTTTGTCGGCTATACTGTCCCAATTGCCTTTAAGTACTTGGGTAACAGTGGCAGCTGATACGCCTTTGAGAACATTAGCGGCTTTGTTTTGGTTGCCTTTGCGGTTGCAAAAATCGTTGAGGGCTTGGGCGATTTGTTGTTTTTCTTGTGTGTTCATTTTATCAATGTTTATTTATTAATGATTATAGTATATTGCTGATGGTTATGGGGGTGCTTTCGAGGGCTTCCCATTGCTCATCGTCCCAAATGGTATTAGAAAGGGCTTTTTGGTAGCTGCCAAAGGTGTCGGCAGTGGTAAGTTTTCTGTTTTTTCTACGGCTTTCTACTCCTTTGACGGCGGGGAGGCTTAAGCCTTGCTGGTGAGCACTCATACCGAATTTTTCTAACAACTCTTCGGTAGTGTCGCGACGGCTGATACGTTTCTCATCGGTGAGGCTTTGTACTTGTTTGAAGTAGGCAGCTTCAAAGTCGTCTTGCTCTTGTATATTGCGGTGTACTTCTTTCTTAATTTCGGCACCTGTTACCATTTTTAGCCCTAATGGGGTGTCTTCGTAAAGGTATATAAGGTCTACATTGTCGGGGTCAAACTTCACTACGAATTTTTTGCCTATATTCTTTTCTAACCAATCGACATCGGGCAAGCCGTCTGAACGGTAGACCATATAGCTGTATTTTTGTTTCTTTTCGGTGAAGCTAATACCCGAAGCATCGCAAGTGATAGGCTCTTTGCGGGTGATCCAAAAGAGAGAAATCATATCCCACATTTCTACTTTTTTAGTATCGGGGTTATAGCTTTCGTAGTACATTTGTATGCGTGGTTTGCCTGTTTTGGGGTGGGGGGCTTCGTTCCACTCACGCCTGCGTTGCAAGTAACGTTGTTTTACCTCATCAAGTGTGGGGAGGCTCTTTTGGTTGGCAAGTATGTACTCCATATTGGCTTTACTCTCATCTTTTTTGGTAGTGATATTCATACCTGAAAAGAACCAATCACGCTTTAGATAATGACTTTGCAACCTGCCGAATACACTCTCAATAGTTTTTGACTTACCATTGTAAGGCTTAGTGGCAGTTTGCACTTGTGCTATCTTGGTAAGGAAGTCGCCAGAGGTGAGTTTCTTATGTCCGCCTTGGTTATCGTGCGCTATTTGGTAAGGGCGATAGCCTGCCGTTTGCACTGCCATTTTATAGGCGTTGTATTGGGCTATATAGTCTTCTTTAGGGCCTATGTAATACCCTAAAAGTACTTCGCTATAGGCATCTATTACTTCATATACTTGGCAGGTAGCCATTTTGCCGTTTTCGTCTAAATAATAGTAATTGAGTTTTGTACCATCGCTGTACCAAAGGCTGTCGCGCATTGTAGGCAGTTTGGTTTTGTGTTGGAAGCCGTACTTTTCTTTGTAGGCGAGCTCTCCGTAACGATGTCCCCACCATAGGGGCTGTATTTCCTCATCGTATAGGTAGTTGTAAAACGTTTTTTCGTCCTTAATGAGTTTCCACCCTTCGGCAGTAGCTTTATCGTTATACTCGGCGTGTAATTGAGTGAGACTCGCACATTTATTTACTTGGTTGCACCAACGGGCAAGTGTCCATTCGGCAGCTATTCCTGTGAGTTTAGCGGCAGTTTTATTGAGGTATCCGCTGTGTATAAGCCCCTCGTAACCTGCTACAGGGTAGCGTTTGGAGGTTTTTACACCTTTGAAAGCAAGGGCTTTGGCTTTGAGGTCGCGGGGGTTGGTAGGCAGCTTGTGTTTGTAGGTATGGCGGGGGAGTTGTGCAACTACGTTTGCCATATTGTCCCACACTTGCTTATTGCCAAACTTTTTACGCACTACTACGTTGGTGGCAATGAAGTAGCAGGCAGAAAGTATCATAGCGTTGTGTGTGTACTCTTTTCGTCTGTCTTCGGGGATAGAGGTTTGTTCGCCCTCATCGCCCTCAACGGTATAGGTAGCAAAGAAGTTCTCAGCATAGTGGTCGGGGGAGATGTAGTCTTCAAAGAGGATGTGCTTAGTGCGCTCGTAGGGGTCGCACTGTGAGGTTATCTTATCTTTGAAGCGTTCGGGCAGTGAATTGAATACTACCCAAGCGGTACGCCCGTTGCCTCCTGTATTGAGTTTTTTGAGGTTTTTACGTTTGGCAAGTTGCTTATAATTGCTTTCGCTCATTATTTGCCCCTCTCCGTATAACCACGAAGCCGATACGCATAATATGTTATCTATATATTCAAACATCGGTTTATATTTTGTCGTTAGACTTGTTCCCCAGTGCGGTTGCGAACCGCCGCGCTGGGCTGTGGCTCATAGCCACACTGGGGAGGTGTTAAAAAATAAATAGCGTATGAGTATTAACGTTGATATTTCATAGCTTTAGGATAGTAAAAGCGTTCACGCTTTATGGTTACTCCTAAAAAGGTAGTGCGGATTTCCTTGCCAATGATATTGCTCTTGTGGCTGAGAAGGTAAATGGTTTTTGTTGTCATTTTAAATAGGGTTTAAAAGGTTTTTAAATTATTCATTTATGGGCTCCAAACATTCTATATCATACACCCCTACGCTATCATCGGCAAAGGTTATAATGCCTAACGTATAATCTTCATAGGTGCGTATATCGGTTAATTTGCCCACTTGTCCTTTTTTACCGTAAGGGTCTGTGGTGATAAAGGGCGATACTCTTACTTTGTTTCCTACTTTCATAGATTAATCATTTAATACGTTGTTAATTTGTTTTTCATAGTTGTTGTACTCTTTGCAGATTGTATCTGCCGTTTCACTGTTACGCTGTTTGTTTAGGCATTGCCGAATGTAGTATTTTGACAATCCAAACCTTACAGATAATTTTTCCACCACTAAGGGATTGAATTTTCGAGGATTTTTATTACTTTTGCTCATTGATTTTGTTTGTTTCGTTTAACGGGGCAAAATTCGAATAAAAATTCGAACCTTGCAAATTTTATTCGAATTATTTTTCGAAATATTTTATAATTATTTGGTTATGAGTACAATAAATTTTCGTATCAAAGAACTTGTAGACCATTTTTCCAAAGGGAATAATAGTGAATTTGGAAATAAGATAGGGGTAAATGAAGCTAATATAAGGAATTATATAGCAGGAACTGAGCCTAAATTCAATGTTTTAGAGAAGATCGCTAATAATTTCGAAATAAATTACGAATGGTTGCTCACTGGAAATGGCGAGATGCTTAAAAGTGAAGGGGCTACAGAAGTAATAAAGACACCTCGTGTAGAAATTATTGAGCCTATAAAGGTAGAAGGGCGTAGTTTAATGCCTAAAGTAGTCGTAGTAGATGATGACGATAATGACCGTATTCCATTAGTATCAGTAAAAGCCCAAGCGGGCTATCTTGAGGGTTATGATGATAGCAATTACATTGAGGAACTACCTACATACAGTGTCCCTGATATGCGAAATGGCACGTATCGTATGTTTCAGGTAAGTGGTTTTTCTATGTACCCAACCTTACAGGATGGTAGTTATGTAGTAGGGCAATTTGTAGAAGACTGGGAGTGGTTGGGTGATAATAGGGTATGTGTGGTAGTTACAGAACGCGATGGGGTAATAGTAAAAAGGGTAACAAATAGGGCAAGAGAAAGGGGGTTCCTTTATTGTAAGTCTGATAATAGAGATTACAAACATATTAAAGTAATGTTAGAAGATGTAAAAGAGATATGGGAGTGTAAAGCTCATATATCTTTTGAGTTTCTTGACCCAGTTACCAACTATCAGAAAATTGCAGAACTTGAAGTGAACGTATCGGAATTGCAGAACAAGGTGAAAAACTTGGAGACACAAGTATTACCCAAACATACCTAATATATAGGGGAGAAAAGGAGTATAAATAATAAAAAAACAACTTTTATGATAACAGTATTAAACATTATTGCCCTATTTATAAATATGGTAGGGCTTGTTCTTATTTTTCGTTATGGCATTAGCCCAATGACACCAAAGAGTGGTAGAATATACTTATACCAACGAGAAGCATTGGAGAAACAAAATACCCCAATGCACGAAAAAGAAAGAAGATATAAGAGGCTTTCTGTTTTAGGTTTGTATTTAAGCCTCTTAGGTATGGCTATGCAAATGTTATTACTTCTCGTAACGCTCTTTTAAGCCCATAATCAGTAGTATTGTAAAGCCTACAACGCCTACTAAAGTACCTATATAGGCTATATTTCCCCTTATATAGGCAAATATTGTCATAGCTAATGACAAACACAAAATTATGCTTATAAGTACAAGCACAGCAGTTTCTTTAAGTCCTCCACCCATAATATATTTGTTTATTTTGGTACAAAGGTAAGACTTTTATTCTAAACGGACAATAGTAAAGATAAGGTAATAAAAGGGTGCAATATATAGGGGGAGAAAAGGTACTTTTTAAGGGGTAATAATGTAAATATACTGTAAATCAGTATGTTATACGCAAAATGCCCTTATTATTATGGTAATACCCCCCGCACAATATGCCCAAAAGTGCCAATAATGGCTTTATATAGGTATTATACCCCTGCCTTAATACTACCAAAAAAGGGGCTAAATGTAACCCCAACTGTAACCCCAACTGTAACCCCAACGCCCAAAAGTGGCTTTTTGAGCGTGGAGGTAGTGAGGTACCTTTTGAGGGTGTTTTTTACCCCCTTTTGAGGTAACTTATGCAGTAGCTATAAGGCATAAAAAAACGCCCAAAAAGGGCGTATTTATTAGGGTTTGGGGCTTTTTTGGGGTGTTACTTGCACCATTGGTATATAATGCATATATTTGTACCAAATGATGCAGCCTTTTGGGGCATTTTATGCATATAAATGTAGCTTTTTGTACATTTTGTTTTACCTGCCTTTTGAGGTATTTTTATCGTAACTACTTGTATTTTAGGGCTTTTTGAGGCTTTTTTTATTGTAGGTATATGTGCATTATGTTTTACCCCTTGTAAATGGCTCAAAAAATACGGTAAAAATCACTTATTAAACAAAATAGTACGCGTGGAAACAATAGACGAAATTCAAGAAATTCAAGCTCTTAGAAAAGAATTAAAAGCAATTAAAGAGGCTTTTGCAGAAATGGCTATAGAAAATAAGGTTTATGAAACCTATTTTCAGGTACTTGGTGAGGAAACAGGAGCAAGTGAAAAAATAAAAAAAAAGCTAGATCAAGAACTATCGAAATACTTTCCCATAAGAAAAAAGTAAACATAACAGCCTCTTGTAGAGTGTTTTGCATTACTCGTCAAAGCCATTATAAAGCTCTAAAAGCACTTAAAAAAGAAGCTTTGGGCGATACCCTTGTCTTAGAGTTAGTGAAAGAAAAACGTAAAATTAATAAGTTTGAAGGAGGTAGAAAACTCTATTTTAGGCTTAAAGATGATATAAAACACATTACTAAAATGGGTAGAGATAAGTTTTTTACTTTATTGAGAGACAATGATTTACTTGTTCAAAGGAAGAAAAACTTTACTCGTACAACTTATTCAAATCATACTTACAGGTTTTATAAAAACCAAATA